CGCCCTTCACGTACCAGGGTTCTTCAACCCCCAACGCAGTTTCAAACAGTTTGTTTTGCATGAACGTACACTCTCAAGGATCGATCCGTTCTTGACCTCGTTACCCACTCAGAATTCAAAAGAGGCTGTATTTCGAGGAGGTACGCCGTCACGCCGGCGTGGATGCGGCCCATGTCTATGGCGGTCTGATGGCCACCCTCACCGCATGGTGCGAGCACCACAACATCCCCTACCTGGGCGTCCCCGTTGGCACGATCAAGAAGCACGCTACCGGCAAAGGCAACGCCAGCAAGGACGAGGTCATCGCCGCCATGCGGGCCAAAGGACATGCGGTCACTGACGACAACGAAGCCGACGCCCTGGCATTGCTGCACTGGGCCATTGATACGCAGGAGGCCTGACATGAAAATTCCATCGCCCCGTTATCCATCGCCGTTGGGCAGCATGCAGTCCGAGCCTGTCGACATCGATGCCGTCAAGCAGCGCGGCTGGCAGGAGCAGCACATTCTGGTGGTGTCCGAGACCGATGCGCGTCTGGACTACGTCGAGCGCCAGTTGATCCGTCGTATCGGAGAACGCCTGTACGGAGGACGACGCCATGGTTAAACACGGCACTCTCTGGTGCAGCGAAGACGTGGCAGCACGGTTTCATGATGCTGTCGTGACTGGGCGGCGCCTGCCACCTGTGCGCGTACAGGGCTATTTCAACCTGTGGCCACCAATGGTTCGCCAATCCTGGGAACGGTACCCGGACGAAGGGAGAAAGTTCCACTTTCCACCCGACCCGGCAGATGTGGACCGAATGCTGGAGACCATGGCATGGATGCAATGGCTTGAGGTAGAGAGCCGGCATCTGGTCTGGATGCGCGCGGACAACTATGACTGGAACGAGATTGGCAGGCGTTTCGGCTGTTGTCGATCGACAGCGTGGCGACGTTGGAAGGTGGCGATTGGCGTCGTCGTCGATCAACTCAACGGACCGCATGTCGTTGCATCTGAACAGTTGGGTCACGCAGAGCAATGATTGCGTTCAATGTCCAAGATTTTGCGTTGTTGTCCATTTTGGAGTGGCCATGGCGTGCAACACATTCGGGAGTTTTGCCGTACTATTCAGCTATCTTCTGGACAGACGTGTGAGCAGTGCCAAGTGGCACAAATACACGAACGCCCACCCCCTCGAACCCGCCCCTGAGCAAGACTCACGGCGGGTTTTTTTATGTCCGGATGCCAATGAGCACACTGCAGATTCATTACCGCCCCATTGATTCGCTGATTCCCTACGCCCGCAATGCCAAGCAGCATTCGGATGCGCAAGTGGCGCAGATCGCCGCCAGCATCCGTGAGTTTGGATGGGGCGCACCGATTCTGGTGGATGGTCAGAACAATGTGATTGCGGGCCATGGCCGTTTGCTGGCCGCGCGCAAGCTCGGCATGGCAGATGTTCCCGTCGTGCCGCTGGAACATTTGACCGATACCCAGCGCCGGGCACTGATCCTGGCCGACAACAAAATCGGAGAAAACGCCTCGTGGGAAGACGAACTGCTCGGCATCGAATTGGCTGAATTGAAAGAGGCTGGCTTCGACCTTGGTCTGACAGGCTTTTCCCCCGAAGAGTGGAAAGCATTGATTGCTGGCGACCATGCCACTGACGGTCTCACCGATGATGATGCAGTTCCCGAGGTAACCGAAACGCCCATTTCCAGAACCGGCGATGTATGGCTGCTGGGCGAGCACAAACTGCTGTGTGGCGATGCCACCAAGTCCGAGGACTACCAGACGCTGCTCGGTGACGAACTGGTCGACATGACCTTCACCGATCCTCCGTACAACGTGAATTACGCCAATACCGCAAAAGACAAGATGCGCGGCACAAACCGTCCCATCCTGAACGACAACTTGGGTGATGGCTTCGGCGCGTTTCTCGTTGCTGCATGCCAGAACATTCTGACCGTCACGAAGGGTGCGGTCTACATAGCAATGAGCTCATCGGAACTCGACACCCTGCAGTCGGCCTTCCGTACTGCTGGCGGCAAATGGTCAACGTTCATCATCTGGGCCAAGAACACGTTCACGCTGGGACGTGCTGATTACCAGCGCCAATATGAGCCGATTCTGTATGGCTGGCGCGATGGCACCGATCACTTCTGGTGTGGCGCCCGCGATCAGGGCGACGTCTGGAACATCAAGAAGCCGCAGAAAAATGACCTGCACCCGACGATGAAGCCGGTGGAACTGGTGGAGCGCGCTGTGCGCAACAGCAGCAAGACGCAGGACATCGTTCTCGACCCCTTTGGCGGCTCAGGAACAACGCTGATCGCCTGCGAGAAAACAGGTCGTCGGGCACGACTGATCGAGCTTGATCCGCAGTATGTTGATGTGATCGTTCGTCGCTGGCAGGACTACACCGGACAAGCAGCAAAACGCGCCAGTGATGGCGCGACATTCGGACTTCCGTCCGAGATGGATCAACCGGCGATCGTGTAAATCCGCTCGCTGCCTTGTTCCTTGCTTGAGGTGATTTCCAGCCCGAGTTTCTTCTTGAATGCGCCGGCAAAGGTGCCGCGCACCGTATGTGCCTGCCACCCAGTCGCTTCGCAAATTTGTGCGATGGTCGTGCCCTCGGGACGCTTGAGCATGGCGATCACCTGGGCTTGCTTGCTGTTCTCGCGCGTGCGTGGCGTGGCCGATTCAATGACTGCGTCAATCGCCTCGGCGCTGACCGGCGCCTTGCGTGGGATACCGAGCGCATCGTAACCCTCAGCAGCGATGTACCAGTCCTTCTGGTCTGTGGTGATGAGTGCGCGATTGACGAGTCCTGCGAGGACCTTGTTGCGCGCACCGCCTTTGATGTTGTCCGGAAACCAGACGATCTTGCCTTCTGTGTGCTGATGCGCATAGGACAGGATGGCGTGCTGGGCGGGTGTGAGTTGGGTGGTCATGTGGATCTCCTGAAATTCAGACGTTGTGGATTTGCTTGGCGCGATCGAAGCCGACCCAGACGCCTTGGTCATTGAGACCGCGCGAGGCGAGTTCTTCGCGGGCCAGCCGGTTGAGGTCGAGTTCGCCCCGCGCTGCGGCGGCAAGCACTTTTGTCAGTGCGATTTGGATGAAGCCGACTTCATCGACGGTGAATTCGTTGCTGGTGTAGGACATGGTTTTGGTTCCTCTGGGTGGTTGATGGTGTTCGTATGAACGCTTCATTCCCGAGAGAAGCCAAGCGGAATCTCCCAGTAAATCGCTTCTTTTTTGAATCAGTTGGAAATTCACCGCAGATGCCTCGAAGCGCACCAACTCCTTGTCGGTACCCGGGTTGTTCAGCCGTGCTAGCTGTGCCCGGCTACTGCGAGACGCACCGGTCCGTTATCCACCGTGACTACGGCCGAAAACGTCGCGGCTTCGATGCTGAAGTCGGCTTCTATCAGTCGCGCGATTGGCGGGCTGTACGTGCCGCGCACCTGACCACGCACCCGTTGTGTGTGGCCTGTGAGGCCGCCGGTCGCGTTGTTCCAGCCAAGGTTGTGGATCACGTCCAACCGATCAAGGAAGGTGGCGCACGTTTTGATGCTGCCAATCTGCAGTCGCTGTGCGTGTCCTGCCACAACGCCAAGACCGCGCGCGAAAGCGCACGACGCAGGCCCACACCCCGGTAGGGGGTGAATTCTTTGGCATCGCGTTCGAGCGATGCGTGCGCCCAGTCAAATTTTTGTGCGTGCAAATTGAAACAGGGGGGACTCCCCCAGGATGGAATCGTTATGGCCGGTCGCAAACCGCTGCCCACCACAGTCAAGCAAATCAAAGGCACGCTGCAGAAATGCCGGACCAACTTGCGCGAGCCCAAGCCCCAAGGGGAATTGGTCGAGCCGCCCGAGTACATGAGCGAGGGCGCGAGGTCGGCCTGGCGCTATGCACTGGAATGTGCGCCGCCGCACCTGTTGAAGAAACTCGACATGTCGGTGCTGGAAGTGTGGGCATGTGCGGCCGATCTGTATCGCAAAGCGCAAGCTGGCATCAACAAGACCGGATTGCTCATCAAGGCGCCTAACACCGGGGTGCCGATGCAGTCCCCGTATCTGGCGATTGCTAACAAGCAGGCGCAGATCATGACCAAGGCCGCCACCGAAATGGGATTCACGCCAGCCTCGCGTTCGCGCGTCACGCTGCCGATGGAAGCCGCTGAGGACGACCTCGATCCTTGGGCGGACATCGCGGGATAGACGGACTGATGGCAACCAAAGCGCGCATCGATGTTCATCTGCTCACCCTATACGAGCCTGCCCAATGGCGCGAGGCCTGCATCGCCAGCCTCGCGGGCGCACCGATCCAGTTGCACATCTTGCCGGGGATTCCGGGGCGCATTGGCGAGGCTCGTGCCGCTGGCTATGCACAGGGCATCTTGCCCCTGGTGTCCTACGTCGATCCCGACGACCGGTACGAAGCGAGTGCCTTCACGCGGCTGGCCGATGCGCTGGATGCCTACCCGCAGGCGGTGATGGCCTACACCGACGAGACGCTGACCAACGAAAGCGGGCGAGACATTGCTGTGCGGCGTTTGACCTACAGCCGCCGGCAGCACGCCAGCAGCGGCAGCCATGTGCACGGTCTGATCGTGATGCGTCGACTCGCCGTCGAGGCCGTGCTCAAGGAAACCACCGACATAAACAACTTTTCCGACTGGCTGCTGACGCTGCTCGTTGCCAAGGGGGGCGATGTGCTGCACCTGCCCATCATCGGACGGCATTGGCGACAGCACCCGCGCCAAGGCCATCGCATAGGCGATCCGGAAGCGGTACGGCGCATTCGCCAAGCCTCAAATGACTGGACCGATGACAACCTCTAACTACGTCACCGTCGCCCGTCGCTACGCCGAAGCCGTGGTGGCCGGCGAAATCCTGGCTTGCCGCTGGGTGAAGCAGGCCTGCCAGCGGCAACTGGACGATCTGGCCCGCTTCAAGGGCAAAGCCAGTGCCTACCAGTTCAATCCGAAGCTGCGCGACCGCGAGGGGCGCACCTTCCTGCCGGCAGATAACCTGTGTGCCTTTATCGAACGGCTGCCACACGTCAAAGGCCCTCTGGCCGGCGAGCCGATCAGCCTGGAGCCCTGGCAGGTGTTCATCCTCTCCACCGTTTTTGGCTGGATGAAGCCCGATGGCAAGCGGCGTTTCCGGCGCTCGTACATCGAGGTGCCGCGCGGCAATGCCAAATCGACGCTGTCCTCAGCGCTGGCACTGTACATGCTGGCGGCCGATGGCGAAGGGGGTGCCGAGGTGTATTCGCTGGCCACCACGCGTGACCAGGCGCGCATCGTGTTTGGTGACGCGCAGACCATGGCGCGGCGCAGTGCGGGTTTTCGGAGTCGCTTTGCGGTGAACGTCGGCGCGCACAACATGCATGTGCTGGCCAGTGGTTCAAAGTTTGAGGCGCTGTCCGCCGAAGGTTCGACCCTCGATGGTTTGAATATCCACTTCGGGTGCGTCGATGAACTGCATGCGCATAAAACGCGCACGGTCTATGACGTGGTCGAGACCGGTACCGGCAAACGCGACAACTCGCTGCTGTGGGTGATCACCACCGCCGGCAGCAACCGCGCCGGCATTTGCTACGAGGTGCGCACCTTCGTCACCAAGTTGCTCGACGGCGTGGTCCAAGATGACAGCCAATTCGGCATCGTCTACGGACTGGATGATGGCGATGCCTGGGACACCGAGGCGGCGCTGATTAAGGCCAATCCAAACTGGGGCATTTCGGTACGTCCGGAGGTGCTGGGACCGCTGCAGGCCAAGGCCATGCAACTGCCCAGCGCCATCAATAATTTCAAGACCAAACACTTGAACGAGTGGGTCAATGCCGACACGGCGTGGATGGACATGCGGGCATGGGATTCCTGCGCCAATTCCGGCCTCGACCTCGATGCTTTCGAGGGGCAGCCCTGCTGGATCGGACTGGATCTGGCCAGCAAGACCGACATCGCGGCGCTGATGCTGATATTCCAGCATCCTGATATCTCGGATGCCTACGTGGCGTTCGGCAAATACTACTTGCCGGAGGATACGGTGAATGGCGCCGGCAATAGCCAGTACCCCGGCTGGATGCGCACCGGGCGCCTGACCGTGACGCCGGGCAACGTGATCGATTTCAGCTGGATTGAGGCCGACCTGCTGGACATGGCCTCGCGCTTTGGCATCCAGGCCGTGGCCTTCGATCCGTTCCAGGCCACACAACTCTCGACCCGGATGCTGTCCGAAGGACTGCCCATGATCGAGGTGCGACCGACGGTGCTCAATTTCAGTGAACCGATGAAGACCGTGGAAGCCCTGGTGCTTCAGAAAAAACTCGTCCATGACGGCGACCCGGTTCTGGCCTGGATGGCCAGCAACGTGGTGGCGCATCTGGATGCCAAGGACAACATCTATCCGAGGAAGGAGCGCCCGGAAAACAAGATCGATGGCATCGTCGCGCTGATCATGGCGATCTCGCGCGCCATCAAACCGGGAGACGGCATCGTGATCGACAGCAGCTACGAACTGATGGTGCTGTGATGGGCAAGATTGCTGATTTCTTTCGGTCCATGGGTGGACCCCGGGCCGACTCCGATGACCGCAGCCCGTGGGGATCGTTCTGGTTCGAGCCGGTCACCATGCGCACTGTCAGTGGCGCACGCATCTCGTCAGAGTCAGCGATGCGGCTGTCGGCCGTCTATGCTTGTGTACGCATCCTCGCTGAGAGCATGGCCTCGCTGCCGTTCATTCTGTACCGCCCGGGTCAGGGTGGAGGCAAGGTTGCGCTGCGCAACCACTGGCTCTATCGCCTGTTCTACATCCGCCCGAACCAGTTTCAGAATCCCTTCGAGTGGCGCGAGATGCTGATGGGCCATCTGGCGCTGCGCGGCAACGCGTTCTGCCGCATTGTCAGCAACGGCAAGGGGGAAATCACCGACCTGATACCCATCCACCCGGATCGCATCAGCCTGGTGCTCTCGCAAAACAGCGCCGACGAATACAGTTATCGCATCATCGACCGGCTCGGCAATCAGCTGGTGCTGCCACGCGGCGCGGTCTGGCACCTGCGCGGCTTGTCCAGTGACGGCATGCTTGGGCTCTCGCCCATTGAAATGGCGCGCGAAAGCGTCGGGCTGGCGCTGTCGGCGCAGGACTATGGCGCGCGGTTTTTTGACAACGATGCCAAGCCCACTGGTGGCTGGATTGAATACGCGGGCACCTTCAAGGACAAACCCGCGCGCGACAATTTTCGGGAGTCATATCAGAACGCTCAGGGCGCGATGAATCGTGGCAAGGTGCTGGTGCTCGAAGCTGGCATGAAGTACCACGAGGTCGGCGTCACCAACAAGGAGGCGCAGTTCCTCGAGCTCAGGAAATTTCAGGTCACCGACATCGCACGTCTGTTTCGCGTGCCGCCGCACATGATTGCGGATCTTGACCGGGCAACCAATAACAACATCGAGCAGCAGTCCATCGAGTTTGTGCGCTACACCATGCGCCCGTGGGCGGAACGCTGGGAAGCCAGCATTCGGTCCGACCTGATGCTCGACGACGAAGGCCTCGACTGCGAATTTGATTTCGCGGCGCTGATGCGCGGCGATGCCAACAGTCGTGCCACCTATTACTCGGCGATGGTCAGCATGGGCGCGCTGACGCGAAACGAGGTGCGCGTCGCAGAGAACTACACACCGCTTCCCGGCCTGGATGAGCCGCTGGTGGCGCTCAACATGGGCATGACCGGCACCAATCAGCAACCGGCGACAGCACCACCACCCGACGACGACAACGCCGAGCCCAACAAGATCAACACCGAAGAAGATGACGATGAAGCATGAGATGAAGGGTGAACTACTGCTGGCCGAGTTTCTGGCAACGCCATGGGCCTTGATGCCCGAACGCCTGAATGCACTGACGGCTGTACTGGGGCGATGGTCCAGAAGTCAGCCTGCCGGTGACGATGTCCTGGCTCAGGTCATGGCCGATCGTGACGCCCGTCAGGCGAAACGCCAGATGGCGCAGTCCGCCGGCGGTGCTGGCATTGCCGTGCTGCCGCTGTACGGCATCGTTACCCAGCGCGCCAATATGGTCGACGACGTCTCCGGCCCCGGCATGACCAGCACACAGGTGTTCGGTTCTGCCTTGCGCCAGGCGCTTGCCGATGACTCGGTCGGCCAGATTCTGATCGACATCGACAGTCCCGGCGGCAGCGTCTATGGCGTGGCCGAGCTGGCCGATCAGATCCAGTCGGCGCGCGCCAGCAAACCTGTCGTCGCAATCGCCAACAGTCTCGCCGCCAGTGCCGCGTACTGGATCGGCTGCGCGGCCGGCGAGTTCTATGTGACGCCCGGTGGTGAAGTCGGCTCCATTGGTGTCTGGCAGGCGCATTTCGATTACTCGCAGGCGATCGCTTCTGAGGGTGTGAAGCCCACGCTGATTTCTGCGGGCAAGTACAAGGTCGAGGGCAATCCGTATGAGCCATTGAACGATGAAGCACGCGGCTTTATGCAGTCGCGCGTCGACGACTACTACGGCGCATTCACCAAGGCTGTTGCCAAGGGGCGCAGCCTACCGGTTGCCAGCGTGCGTGACGGACTTGGCCAAGGTCGGGTTCTCGGCGCTGACGCCGCCGTTGAGCAAAAGATGGTGGATGGCATCAGCACCTTCGATGACGTTGTGACCCAAATGCAAAAGCGTGCGCGTTCGCAAAACCGAGGGGCATCCCGCCTCACACAAGCGAGAAATGCACTCGCACTAATTTGATTTCCGCCTGCCTGCATTGACTGCATAAGCAGGCCAACCGAACAGCCGCCCTGGGAAACCTTGGCGGCTTTTTTCTTACCCGCCTTTGTGCGGGTTTTTTTATTGGAGAACCCGCAATGAGTAAACAACTCCGCGAGCTGCAAGCTCGCAAAGCCAACCTCGTCAAGGACGCACGCGCCGTAACCGACGCCGCTGTCGCTGAAAACCGAGATCTCTCGGCCGATGAGGCTGCACGTTTTGACACCCTGCGCGCGCAGATTGAAGCGGCGTCCGCCGCGCTTGATCGCGAAATGACTTTGATCGCTGAAGAAGCGCGCTCGGCCAGTGTTACTGCTGCCCTGGCGGCCAGTTCGTCGTCCGCACCGTCCGCTGCCAGTCATATCCTGAGCGTACCATCCGGCGCGGGTCTGATTTCTGTCACCGAAAACCGCGATCTCGATCCCCAGCGTGGCTTTGCCAGCATGGGCGAGTTCTTTCGGTCAGTGCGACAGGCTGAGGTTGCGCGGCGTACCGGTGGCGCGGTCGATGAACGACTGTTGGGCGGCTCTGGCATGAATGCCGTTGCCCCCGGCTTGGTCGCCAACGAGTCCGCCGGTGTCGACGGCGGATTTGCGGTTCCACCCCAATTTGCGCAGGACATTTTTACGCTTTCTTTGGGTGAGGACGGCCTGTTGCCGATGACGGACAACGTCGAAATCTCCGGTAACAGCATGTCCTTCCCGAAGGATGAAACCACGCCTTGGGGTTCCAACGGCGTGCGCGCCTACTGGCAGGGCGAGGCCTCCATCACGCAAGCCACCAAGCCGCAGCTGGGCCTGACCACTTTGCGCCTCAAGAAACTGATGGCGCTGGTGCCAATCACCTCGGAACTGCTCGAGGACACCAACGCGCTCACCTCGTATCTGCCAAAGCAGATCGCCGAGCGCATTCGCTGGAAAACCAATGAAGCCATTCTGAACGGCCAGGGTGACGGCGTGCCACTCGGCGCGTTTCAGTCCGGCGCTGTGATCACCGTACCCAAGGATCAGGGACAGGCGACACAGACCCTGACGCTGTCGAACTTGCTCAACATGCAGTCGCGTTTTATGCCGGGTTCAGAGAACAAGGGTGTGTGGATCATCAACAAGTCGGTCCAGGCGGCGCTCTATGGCATCACCTGGAACGGCATGCCCGCCTTCATGCCAATCGGCTACCAGGTCAATCTGGGCGGTTCGCTGGCACAGGTGCAGCGCAATACCTTGCTGGGTCTGCCGGTGATCTTTTCGCAGCACCCTGCAGCGTTCTCTGCCCAGGGCGACGTGATGCTGGTGGACCTGAACTATTACCACACGATCACCAAGGCAGGTGGCCTGCAAACCGCCACCAGCATGCATCTTTATTTCGATGCCGATGCGGTGGCATTTCGCACCACCTTCCGCATGGACGGGCAAAGCAAGATCGCACAACCCGTCGCCCCAGCCAAGGGCGCGGCCACCTTGTCACCTTTTATTCAGCTCGGCGCGCGCTGATCTCCATTCCCTCACATCAAAGGACATCTCATGAGCTACCCCAACTCCAAGGGCTCGGAACAGTTCGCTGTTCTGGGCCGAACCGGGCCTCTGAACGCCAATGCTGGGCAATCCGCCTGGATCGCCGTTGGCAATTTTCACCGGCTGCTGGCGCTGGTCGATACCGGCGCCAACATGAACGGCATCCTCAACGCGCAGTTGCTGCAGGCGCTCGATGCCACTGGCACGGGTGCTAAACCGATAACCGGTGCCAATGGCCAGGCCAAGGCGCTGAGCCCGATCGCGGCTGGCGCTTCGGCCAACATCCAAGCGCTGATCGACTGTTCGGTCGACGAGATGGACACCAACAACGGCTACGCCTTCGTGCAGTTGCAAGTCATTGGCTCGTCTGCCGGGCTGTTCGCCGGGCTGCTGCTGGGCATCAACGCGCGGTTCGAACCAGCCAATTCACTCAATGCGGCCAGCGTTACACAGATCGCTGGCTAACCAACCCCATCCATTTACCCACCCACCCTCAAAAGGAAACGCACCATGAACCTCATTCGTTACGTCATCGACTTTTTCCACGTCAACGGCGCTGGCCAGCAATCTGTCAAATATGCCAAGGGACAGACCTATCCGGAATCCGATGAAACCATTTCGCACGTCGAGGCCGGACACGCTGAGATCGTTGTCGTCGAGGTGTCTGCCACGACAGAGACCACCGATACAGACGCCACGCCGCAACCGGACGACAACACCGAACAAGGCAGCCCGGCTCCCGCAACGGATGCACCTGTTCAAAATGAAGCAGCACCGGTTACCACCGCTGCCACGGATACGCCCGCTGTTGCCGATGTGACCGCTGCGCCGGATACGACTGCTACGACCGATGCGACAGCAACTGTCTCTCAAACACAGCCTGATCTAACGCAAATGCCTGCCGCAATCGATACTGCATCCGTGGCCGCGCCGGTCGCCGATACGACGCCTACCGATCCGACTGCGCAAGTTGCTGAACCGGTGCCGCCCGTGACGGCGACGCCTGTGGATCAGCCGGTGCAAGTCGTGCCATCTGCAGACACTGCGCCGACGGTTGACGCCACACCAACGGCAACCGTGGCTGCGTCTGACCAGGCCGGCCAAAGCTGATGCCATTTCACCTCGTCGCGCCACCGGCCGTCGATACGGTCACCGGAATTGCCGAGCCGGTGTCGCTGGCCGAGGTGAAGCAGCATCTGCGCGTGGACATCCCCGATGACGATGGATTGATCACGGCGCTGATCAGCAGTGCGCGGCAAATGGCGGAAACGCTGACCAACCGGCAACTGCTGACAGCGACCTGGAATTTGGTGCTCGACGCCTTCCCTGGACCGAGTCTGATGGGTGTTCCAGCCGGGTCACCGTATTCCCTCCCGGGACACGCGATTCTGATCCCGAAGGGACCGGTGCAGGTGGTGTCGTCCATCAGCTATCTGGACATGAATTTCAATCTTGTCACCATGCCGCAGGCGGATTACGTCGCCGCGTCTACTGATGATTTGACGCGCATCACGCCGATTTTTGGCCAGATATGGCAGCCGACCTTGCCGCAGATCGGCGCAGTAACGGTTCAGTTCGTGGCCGGTTACGGCGATTCGACTCAGGTGCCTGCCGGCATCAAACACTGGATCAAATTGCGGGTGGATAGCCTGTACAACCAGCGTGGAGAAGTAGCGTTCACACGCGGGCGCATGGACAAGTTGCCGTTTGCCGATGCATTGCTTGATCCCTACAAGATTGTCTTGCTATGAGCGAAGCGCTGACGCTGCCGGATACTGGTGAGCTCAATCGTCGCATCCTCATCCGGCTATGGACAGACCTGCCCAATGCCAGCTTCAACGTCGATCAGACCTTTGATGCCGGCATTGCCCGATGGGCCAAGGTCGAAGCTATTCGCGGCATTGCCGCGCGCATGGGCGTGGCCACCGGTGAAGATCCCACCCATTTCTTTTGGGTGCGCTATAGCGCCGAGACACCTGCAGAATATTTTGCGCAGAACCGCGTCATCGAATATCGCCTCCGGCGTTTTCGCATCATCGAGGCGCAGAACTTTCAGGATGCAGACCGGTTTATCCGGATCACAGCCAAAGACCTCGGTGCCATCGACCCGGCCGTTCAAGATCTGGCGCAGCCACCGATGTAAAGGGAAACGACATGACGCATGAAAGTAGTAGTGGCGATATTTCCGGTATCAAGCTGCACGTTGGTCTTGAGTTTCACAGTGTCATTGACTACGACCGCAGGCAGATGCGCCGCGCGCTGGTCAAGGGTGCAGCGGTGGTTCGCAAGGAGGCTCGCACCTTGGTTTCACGACAAATGGTGTCTCAGCCTGGCGAATTTCCGGGCGAGCAGACGGGTGCGATGCGTCGCGCCATTGGTGTGATCGGCAAAGGCTCCAAGGGCGGTTGGATCAAGGTCGGTGTGCGCGCCATTCCGGGCAGCTTCTATTACCCGGCCGTGCTTTTCTATGGATCAGCGGCGCGCAATATCGCGGCACGCGGAAATTTCATGACGGCGGCACTGGCGCATCGTGGAGACCAGGTTCGTCACCAGGTTCGCGAGGCCCTGCGCCATGCCTTGGTGCCCAGATAGCCATGCAACTGGAACTCATCATCGCGCAGATGCGCGCGTTATGCCCATCGTTCAACGGCCGGGTGGCCGGCGCAGCGGAATTCAAACCCGTCTCCGAGGCAGCGGCCTTGCCAGTGCCTTGCGCGTTTGTCATTCCACTTGATGACCGGCCCGATCCGCCGAAAGTGCAAAACGCGGTTGGCCAGGAGATGACCGACAGCTTTGCGGTGATCGTTGGACTGGACAACCGCCCCGATGAGAAAGGCCAGAGTGGCGCCGCCTCGGTGCACGCCATTCGCGCCGAAGTGTGGCGCGCGCTCCTGGGTTGGATTCCGGGTCCGGTCAATACCGTCAACCCGGCAACCGATTACAACGGCATTTTCTACGAGGGCGGCAGCCTCCTGTCGCTCGACCGTGCGCGCCTTTGGTACCAGTTTGAATTCGGCGCACAGATGTGGATCGGCCCAACAGATGGTTGGGAAGCTGATGCGCTGGCGGCCTTGCCGGACTTTGGGCTTCACGGTACCGATGGTCTGTGGCTGCCTGGATCGGCACTCAACGTGGAAGTCGACGTCGGCACCCCGGTCTTTGACCCCGGCGCCACCTATCCACCCAACCCGGTGCCTGACTTTGCGCAGGCCACGGTAGATGCACCGCGCTTGCACGGACCTGATGGCCGTGTCGAGTTCAATGTAACGGTGCCATAAAGCATCTCTACAACCGGGTTCACTACGAGCCCGAACAATTTCATCACCGCCCGCCACGGCTTTTGCTGTCGCGGGCTTTTTGTATTGGAGCATTCATGTACGCCATTCCTACTGCGGGCCGAACAGTGCCCATCCCCGGCACGAGGAAACTCTTGCCGGCCACTGGCCAGAACATCGGCCAGGTCACCCAGTACTGGCAGCGACGCTTTCGTGATGGCGACATCACGCTGACCGAGGCCGCGCCTGTGCCAACCGCACCGGCCGCAACTGCCGCAGCAACGGCTGCAACACCAGCACCTGCCGCCACCGCCGCATCAACCCCGGCAACGGCACCAGCACCATCGACTGCGGCCAGTAATACACCCGAGCCAGCAAGGAGCGCGTCATGAGCGGCATTTCGTTTCAGCACATCCCGTCCAACTTGCGCGTCCCTCTGTTCTACGCCGAGATGGACAACAGCCAGGCCAATATGGGCGGTCAGACAGTCAACGCGCTGTTGATTGGTCAGATGTTTCCCTGGGGAACAGCCACGCCCAACAAGGCGGTGTTAGTCACCGATCCGAAGTCGGCCTTGATACTGTTCGGCCAGGGCTCGATGCTGGCGCGCATGGTGGCCAGCTATCGGCTGCAGGATGCCGGTTCTTGCAACCTGTGGTGCATCCCCGTACAAGACGACCCGGCAGCCTCGCAGGCCTCGGCCACGATCGTGATCAACGGCTACGCCAATGCCGCAGGCGCCATCGCGCTGTACATCGCCGGTCAGCGCGTGAACGTCGGCGTCCAGTTGGGTGACAGTCCCTACAACATTGCGGCCAACATGGTCAGCAGCATCAATGCTGCCCTAGACCTGCCGGTGACGGCCGCTACCGGCGAGTATGGCTACGCCGTGCGCACCTTGTCGGCGATTTCGGAAGGCTCGGCCGTGGTCACGCTCACCAGCAAGTGGAGCGGACAGACCGCCAACGACATCACCATCCTGGATTCCTTTCTGGGCTGGAGCGCCGGCGAAAGCGTGCCTGCCGGGGTGAGTCTGTCCTATTCCGGCCCGACGCTGTCCGGTGGCTCCACCGATCCGTCGCTGGCCGCCAACGCCATCCCGGGCATGGGCGACGACCCCTACGACTTCATCATTCATCCGTATGCCCAGGCGCAGGCGCTGAACGATTTGCAGCTTGAGCTCAACGACGTGACCGGACGCTGGTCCTATGCCAAGCAGATCTACGGTCATGGCTACACCACCTTGCGCGGCATGCTCAGTGACCTGGTGTCGTTTGGCATGACGCGTAACGACCAACACCACACGGTGGCTGCCATCGATGTCGATTGCCCGAATCCCTGCTGGGAGTACGCGGCAGCTTACGGTGGCGCCAACGCGGTCGACATTGCGTCCGACCCTGCACGCCCGACGCAGACGACGCCGCTGCTGGGACTGCTCGCACCGCGTGCGGGCAACCGCTTCCTGTTCGAGGACAGGCTGGCGCTGCTCAGCTTCGGAATCGCGTCGAGCTTCATTTCCGGCGGCCAACTGCGCGTAGAGCGCGCCATCACGACCTACCAGCAAAACACCTTCGGTGCGCCGGATACCAGCTATCTGGATTCGGAAACCCTGCACACCTCGGCCTATGTGCTGCGCGCGCTCAAGAGCGTGATCACGTCGAAGTATCCGCGTCACAAGCTGGCCGACGATGGCACCCGCTTCGCAGCGGGCCAGGCCATCGTGACACCAGCCGTGATCAAGGGGGAGCTCTGCGCCGTCTATGGCCAGATGGAATACCTCGGCATTGTCGAGAACCTCGACACCTTCAAGCAATACCTGATTGTCGAACGCGACACGACCGATCCGAACCGGGTCAACGTCCTGTTCCCGCCTGACTACGTCAATCAACTGCGGGTGTTCGCGGTGCTGAACCAGTTCCGCCTGCAATACCCGGCATCCCAACTCGTCGCCTGATCGGAGGAACCCATGGCACAACGCATTGCTGGCATCTGTTTTGTGAAAGTCGATGGCGCGCAGTTCGCAATCTCTGGCGACATCGAGATCCCGCTCACCGAGTTCAAACGCGAGGCCGTCATGGGCCTGGCTGGACCTGCGGGCTATAAGGAAACGGCGCTTGAGCCCTACGTGAAGATCAACGCCTTGTTCACGCCCGACTTCCCGGTGAATTCGCTGCGCACCAACACCACCCTGACCGTCACGGCGGAACTCGCCAACGGCATCGTCTACACGCTCTCCAACGCCTTCGTGCGCGGTGAGCCGAAAGTTAAACCTGTCGAGGGCACGATCGAGGTCGAGTTCTCCGGCAGCCAAGGCCAATGGAGCAACAATCAATGAGTAAATTCCAATGAACAACGATGAACTGACGATTGTGCTGGGCAAACCCGTCACCGCCCATGGCGAAGAGATCGACCACATCACCCTGCGCGCGCCTACCACCGCTGACCTGATCGAGTTGGGTCAGCCGATGCGGCTGATCCCCGGAGACGGGATGACTGATCCGGCCATCGACGTTCGCATGAATGTGGTCGCCAATTACGTGGCCCGTCTGGCGACGATTCCGCTCTCGAGCGTGAAGGCAATGTCGCTGTCCGATTTTGGCAAGGCGACCCAGGCGGTGCTGGGTTTTTTCGGGGAAGGGAGTACGGGAGCGGACGTGGCAACGGAGATGACATCGACGGGCAGTTCGCCGAGCGCGTCTTCGACCTCGCCTGGTTCTTCAAAACCTCCCCGCGCGACATCCTGACGCTCACGCTCACCGAATTTGACCAGTGGAACGCGCAAGCCGAACGTATTGCGCGTCAACTCCAACCTGAATAGAGCCGAACCCTTTTATGTCTGATCGTTTTGAGTTGAAAGCGATTCTGTCTGCCAATGCCGAGAGCATGATTGGCGCGCTGAAATCTGTCGAGGCCCCGGCTAAGGCTGCGCGAAAATACCTCACTGACATTGGCAAGAGCGCGGCAGGACTGGCGGGCAAATTCGGTCTGCCGGTGGGTCTGGCTGGTGGTTTGGCTGCAGGGTTTGGTCTGGCGAAAGTCAAGGATGCGATCCATGCTTACTCGGAACTGGGCGAGGCCGTGCATCACGGCGCAACCCGCGCCGGCATGAGCGTCGAGCAGTTCCAGCGCATGAAGTACGTCGCCGAACAAAACGGTGTCGCAGTCGAGCAGATGGAAGGCGCTCTGGGCAAACTCAATCTGGCACTCGGCCGCGCGGCCGGTGGTCGAGGCAAGGAGGCTGCTGCACTCTTTCAGCGTTTGGGCATTTCCATGCGCGATGCGTCCGGCCAGATGCGCAGTGGCATGACGGTGCTGCCGGAACTGGCAGACGCTTTCGTGCGCAATGAAAATCCAGCCGTGCGTGCGCGCATGGGCATGGCGTTGTTCGGCAAGAAGTGGCAGGAAATCGTGCCCTTGCTGGAACAGGGCAGTCAGGGCATTGAGGAAGCGCAGGCGCGGATGTCCAAATTCAAGGGCGTCATGGGTCAGGAAGATATTGAGCGCTCCCGCGAATTTGCCAAGTCGCTGCGCGATCTGGAGATGGTCAGCAAAGGCTTTCAGATGACGATCGCCAAGAACCTGGTGCCCGCCATCAAGCCGTTGCTCGATAGTTTTAACGATTGGATGGCGGCCAACAAGAAGCTGGTTTCCAATGAAGTCGGACGGATGGCCAAAGACCTCGGGCATTGGCTCTCCAGCATCGACTGGCGCGGCATGGCTAAAAGCGTGCTCGCCTTCGGACAAGGTATTGGCAAATTGGTCGACTTCGTCGGCGGTCCGCGCAACGCACTGATTGGCCTGGCCGTCGTGATGAATGCCCAGACCATCGTGGCCTTGGGTGGTCTTGCCGGCGCGGTGGTACGCGCAGGCCTTGCGTTTGTCGGCATGGCGGCCCAGGCATATATCGCCGGTAATGCTGCACTGTTGACCATGGTGCGCACGGGTGTTATTGCCACGCTGACCAGTGGGCCTTTGGGCCTGCTGCGTGCGGCGTGGATGCTGCTTGGGACGACCACGGTGTCCATGAGTGGCGTGATGAGCGGGGCTTTCGCGCTTGTATCAGGCGGCATCCGTGCAGTTGGTGCGGCCCTGATGGCTAATCCACTGGGCATCATTCTGGCCATCGCCTCGGCTGCCTGGCTCATCTACGAAAACTGGGACACCGTGAAACGCTGGTTCGCCGGTTTCTGGAGCTGGCTCAAGGCACACGCCGATCTGATCCTCACCTGCCTCGGCCCCATTGGCTGGATCGCCAAAACGATCATCGGCCACTGGGAACCGTTGAAAGCGTGGTTCGGCAATCTGACTCAATGGCTTTCTGAGAAATTCAGCTGGATCATCAATGCTGCCAAATCAGTCGCGCATGTTGTGGGTTCCGCGCTGGGTCTCAATGGCGGTGATGTCACGATGAATCACACGATGGACAACCCAGCGGCTGGAACAGGTACGGCCGGCATGACGTCATTGCCGGCCAGCGCCGGGCGAACCTCCCTGATTCCATCTGCACAACCAGCCGGCAAGGTCGAGGGGCAAGTGAACATCAAGATTGATGGCCTGCCGTCGGGTTCACGCGTTGAACAGGTCCGGGGCGGAACGATGCCGATCAACGTCGATGCGGGCTACAGCGCCTACGCGCTGGCGATGCCTTGAACCACGACTGAGCAAGGAAATTCCTGATGAGTCATTTATCCAGTCTGCTGCGGCCTGCCTCGTTTCGTGGCGTGCCCTTTCAGGTCAATGGCGCCGATCTCGGTGTCGGTCGCCGCGTACAGGTCCATGAATACCCCCAGCGCGACCAGCCGTGGGTGGAAGACTTAGGCCGGGCCACCCGTGAAATGTCGTTCGATGGCTTTCTGATCGGTGCCGACTATGTCGATCAGGCCAACCAACTACTGGCGGCACTGGAAACTGCCGGTGCGGCCACGCTCGTGCATCCCTGGCTGGGTTCGATGCAAGTGTGCCTGTCGGCACCGGCACGTGTGCGCTTCGATTCCGGGCTGGGCATGGCAACGGTTTCCATGTCCTTCGTGGAGTCGGGCGAACTGGCGTTCCCTAACCCGACCAGTTCGACGCAGGCGGCAAGCAGGCTGACTGCAGACGGATTGGCCTCTGCTGCAGTGGCTGATTTCTCGCAGTCGTTCACCGTCACGGGTTTTCAGAGTTTTGTGTCAAGCGCGGCGCAGGGGCAGTTGTCGACGATGCTGGGGTTTCTTGGCGCCGGGCAGATTGCGCAAGTGCTCGGCACCGCGACCACCACTGCCAATCTCATCACGCAAGCTGCATCATTCATCAGCAATCCTGCGATGCTGGGGCAGACGTTGCTCAATGTCTTCGGTCTGTCCGGTGCCGCAGGTAGCGTTGCCGCTTGGTCCAGTGTCGTTAAGCTGATCAGTGGGGCCGCATCGTCGAGCGCGATGCTGCCGCCTAGCGTGAATCAAGTGACTCGCAACGACACACCATCGCGCAAACAAACCAACACGAATACCGGCGCGGTGTATGGACTCGGCCGGCAACTGCTGCTGGCGCAGGCGGTCGGCATCTCGTCACTGGTTGGCACCGAACAGGACAACGCCCAAGCCGGTGTTACCCAACCGCAAGCGGTCATTCAGCAGGTGACGCAGGACGCCATGCTGGCGGTGCGCGACACGCTGCTGTCGGCGCTTGACGCAGAAATGCGCCTTTGTGGCGATGCCACCTTCGATGCCTTGCAAGAAGCGCGCTCTGCTGTCTACGCCGATTTAACCGGACGTGCGCAAAGCGCGGCTCGTTTGACCACATGGACACCGCTGGAGACGATGCCGATGCTGGCCATCGCCTACGAGCTCTACTTTGATGCCACGCGTGACGCCGAGATTCTCTTTCGCAACGGCATCCGGCATCCCGGCATGACGCCACCAATTCCGCTTTCAGTACTGGCCGCCTGACATGACGAGTGATCCAGGGTATCCGGCGGGACTGCCGGAGAATCAGGTGCGCCTGATTATCAAAGGTCAGGAGTACGGCGGCTGGAAAAAAATGCCTCTTTTGAATTCTGAGTGGGTAACGAGGTCAAGAACGGATCGATCCTTGAGAGTGTACGTTCATGCAAAACAAACTGTTTGAAACTGCGTTGGGGGTTGAAGAACCCTGGTACGTGAAGGG